CAGCAAAGATTTACTTTCGGTTTAAATCAAAAAGCAAAACAATGGAGTTTAGTTTTTAATGTTGATAATGAAGATGCAAATGAAATTGAAACATTTTTAGAAGCAAGAAAAGTTGATGGGGCATCTTTTGATTGGTCGCCTCCTGACTCATCTACTACTTTTAAATGGTATTGTGTTTCTTTTAATAAAGAAATATTTGATTTTGATAGAAATAGAATTAATGCAACATTTACACAAGTATTTGAACCCTAATGGCTAATCCCGTATCTGAGACCCAAGCAATAAATCCTGGTTCGGTTATTGAATTATTTGAACTCACAACAGATTTAGCTTTACATGGGTCAGAAACTACATATAGATTCCATGCTGGCACAAATGAAATTAATAATGGAAATATTATCTGGGCTGGAAATACATATATTGCCATACCAATGGAAGCAGACGGTTTTAAATATGCAAAAGGTCAATTACCTCGGCCTACTTTGACTATCAGTAATGTTACAAATGTAATTACGGCTATTTTACTTAATGTTAATACTGTAACTCCAGGAAATGATTTAACTGGTGCGATAGTAAAGAGAAGAACCACTTTAGCAAGATTTTTAGATGCTGCTAATTTTGATCCTGTTGCCTCGACAACTACAACAACCTCAACTATTGCTGACCCTTCTGATGTAGAAACTGTTACTTTTACGGTTACTGTTCAACAATATTTGGGAGTAAATATATTTCTAATAAATGGGGTAAATAATCCTGTCCTTACAATGAAAAGAGGTTCTACTTATATATTTGATCAATCTCATAGCTCTAATGCTGCAGGAAGTGGACACCCTTTAAGAATAAAATCTGATGCTGGAGGAACACAAAGTACAATTAATGCTGGAACATTAGGTGTAGACGCAACTGTTACTTACCAGCCAGCTTATCCCTCTGCTCCAAACGATTTAAGATATTATTGCACGACTCATGGTAATGCTATGGGTAATACAATTACAATGAATGATCCTAATACAATTCAACAACAATCAACATCTTCGTCTAGTGCTCAAGTTAATCCATTTGGAACACCAGATCCTACAGCAGAGTTCCCACAGGAAATATATTTTTTGGATCGTAAAGTTTCTGAAACAAGAGATGTTGTTACCTGGGAGGCTCAATCTGCTTTAGATTTAGTAAATGTAAAACTACCCAATAGAATTGCAACTACAGAGATTTTTCCTGGTATTGGAGCGTTTATAGGATGAGTTGGAAGGATGCTGCAATAGATCATGCTCAAAAAGATTCTCCAAATGAAGCTTGCGGTTTGTTAGCTGTTTATAAAGGTAAAGAAAAGTATTTTCCTTGTAGAAATCTTGCTGAAGAAAAGGGTGAATATTTTATTATTGACCCAGATGATTGGGTCACTATAGAAGATAAAGGTGAAATAGTTGCAGTAATCCATAGTCATCCTAATTGTCCTCCTACTCCTAGCCAAGCAGATTTAGCTAGTTGTGAATATTTAGATTTGCCTTTTTATATTGTCACTCCAGAGACACAGCAATGGCATTATTTTGAACCTTCTGGCTATAAAAAAGGCTTAATAGGAAGAGAATGGGTATGGGATATACAGGATTGCTGGAGTCTTGTTACTGATTGGTATAAAGAAAAGAAAAATATAGAGATAAAGCATTGGCCTAGACCAAACAGCCCTCAAGAATTTGAACAAAATCCATATTTTGAGAAAGTTATTACTGGTTCAGGTTTCATTGAATTAGATGATAATGTTGATTTGCAGGTTGGAGATGTTTTACTTATGGATTCATCGCAAAACAAATTAAGTCATGTAGCTTTGTATATAGGAGATCAAACTATTCTTCATCATTGTGTGAAAAGACTTAGCTGTAGAGAAATTTATGACCAAAAGTATATAGAATGGACAAAGAAGAGGTATCGCTATGCTCAGTAAAATAAAAGTTTACGGAAGATTAGCTAAATTTCTTGGAGAACGTACTTTTGATGCTGAGATAACAACACCAATTCATGCTTTTAAATTTTTACTAGCTAATTATCCTCATTTAGAACGACATATGATGGAGCAAAGTTACTGTGTCAAAGTTGGTAACTATGAGATTGATGAGACAGAATTATTTAATCCAAAAGGCCAGGAAGAAATCAAAATAGTACCTGTTATTACAGGAGCAAGAGGTTTATTTAAAGGTATTGGAAGAGTTTTAACTGGAGTAGCAATAGTAGCAGCAGTAGCGGCTACTGGTGGTTTTGGTGCTTTTGCTGCGCCAGGTGTTACAGGTGCTGGATTTTCTGGGTTAAGTTTTAGTGCAGGAGTAGGCGGGGGATTAACTGCTAGTTTGGCAGCAGCAGCAGGAAACTTTGGTATATTTATGGCTTTATCAGGTGTATCGCAGATGATTAGTCCAACACCCACACCTCCAAGTGTATCAGATGATCCACAGACGCAAAACTTTTCTTTTAGCGGAGTACAGAATACAAGTAGAGCAGGAATAGCAATACCAGTAGTCTATGGAGAAATATTTACTGGTTCGTTAGTAGTGTCAGCAGGGATTGATACAGAAGATATTACGGGGAATACATAATGCCTTTTTTCAATCAAATTATTGGTACTATTTCTAATCAAACAACAGGCTTAAGAGGACTGCAAAATACTACACGTTCCAATGATGCTTTAGAAAGTAAGCAGTTTGTAAATATATTAGATGTTTTAAGTGAAGGAGAAATAGAAGGTTTCCCATCCGCAGTTGGACTTACAAAAGGTAGTGCTGCCTATAACAAAGCAGCATTAAAAGATATTTATTTAGGTAAAACCCCGATAGTAAGAGGTAGTGCTAATCCGTCTAATATACAAGATGCAGATTTTAATTTTAAAAATATTACATTTGAACCTCGTTTTGGAACGTCAAATCAAACATTTATTAAAGGACTTAAAAATATTGAGACTGAAACTGCTGTAAATGTTCAGGTAACTAAAAGTCAGCCAGTAATAAGACAGATAACAAATTCAAATATAGATGCGGTAAGAGTTACATTACGTTGGAACGCACTTCAAAGAATTAATGATGAAGGTAAAACTTTAGGTGAATCTGTAGAGATTTTAATAACAATAATTGATAATAATGGAACAGAATATGGATTTAGAGATACGGTAAGAGGTAAAGCTACTAACGCATATAACAGAGATTATAGAATTAATTTAGAGACTAATCTTCCTTTTCCAATTCAGGTAAAAGTCGAAAGAATTACAAATGATAATGATTCAAATAAAATAAGAACTTCATTTTCTTTTGCATCATTTACAGAAATAATTGATGAACAAAGACCTTATCCTGACATAGCTCACGCTTATTTACGTTTTGATTCTGAACAGTTTTCAAGTGTTCCAAGTCGAATGTTTAAGTTGCGTGGTGTCAAAATTAAAATACCTCATAATGCAACTGTAGATCAAACGAATGGAAGATTAACTTATACTGGTAATTTTAATGGAACGCTTACTACAGCGAAACATTGGTGTTCCGATCCAGCTTGGATTTTATTTGATCTTGTTACTAATAGTCGTTATGGATTAGGGGATCATATAACAGAATCACAATTAGATAAATTTGCTTTTTATAGTGCTTCTGTATATTCTTCTGAATTAGTTGATGATGGAAATGGAGGTCAAGAGCCTAGATTTAGCTGTAATACAATCCTTCAAAAAAGAGAAGATGCTTTTCAAACAATTGCATCCTTAAGTTCTGTTATGCGAGGATTAATGTTCTGGAGTGCAGGATCATTAACCTTAAGTCAAGACAGACCAACAGATGCCAGTTATTTATTTAACTTGTCAAATGTAACTTCTGAAGGTTTTGGATATTCTGGAACAAGCTTAAAAACAAGATCCACTGTTGTTTCTGTGTCTTATTTTGACATGGATAATCAGGAATTAAATTTTGAAACTGTAGAAGATACCACTGCTAAAAATAAATATGGAATTATTCATAAAAAAGTTACTGGTTTTGGATGTACTTCAAGAAATCAAGCTAGAAGAGTAGGTAGATTTATACTTTTTGAAGAACAAAATTCTACAGAAACTATTAGTTTTACTACAGGTATTTCAGAAGGAGTAGTTGTAAGGCCAGGACAGGTTATTGAAGTAAGCGATCCAGTAAGAGCAGGACTTAGAAGAGGAGGTAGAATAAAATCTGCAACTACTACATCTGTAACTGTAGATGATGTTAATTCAACAGATTTAGATGCAACAAACAACGCAACTCTAAGTGTTGTTATGCCAGATGGATCGGTTGAAACTAAAAATATATCTTCAATTTCTGGTGCTGTTATTAATGTATCTTCTGCTTTTAGTACTGCTCCAAATTCAAATAGCGTTTGGATCTTACAAAATGCAACTTTACAGACTACTCAATGGAGAGTTGCAAGTGTTATTGAGGCTGAAGATAATTATGCAATAGTCGGAACAGCATATAATCCAGGAAAATTTGCATTTATAGAAGATGGATCGGCTCTTCCCGTTAGAAACATTACAGTTCTAAATGAGCTTGTAGAAAGTCCTGGAAGTCCGTTAGTTGAAGAAGAGTTTTATGTAGAAGGAACAAGGGCGAGAACAAAATTGAATATTAGTTTTACTCCTGTTACTAGAGCTATTGCTTATGAATTGCAGTACAGAATTGATAATGGTAACTATACGACTATCAGGACAAGAAGCACAGATATTTCTATTTTAGATTCTGAAAGAGGTCAATATGAATTTAGATTGTTTTCTTTAAATTCAATATTTGAACCTTCGGCACAACCTACTACTTTTTCGTTCACTGCCTTTGGAAAAACTGCTATACCTGGAGATGTTACTGGTCTAACAGCAGAACCTATAAATGATAAATTAGTAAGACT